TTTTTTTTTTTTTTTTTTTGATGAATCAAGTAAATACGAAATCCGGCAGGTGTGATCGAAATCGCACTAACCAGCCTTAAGGGCCGATCGCGAACGGATTGCTATTTAGAACATTATCTCCTTTCTTTAAGAAAGTTCTGAGTATGTTCTGAATATGGGGTATATATTTTTGGATAATTTGCAGCCAAATGGGGTTTGTTCTGGTGGACAATATCTATTGCATGGTTGTAAATCTTTATATACGAATCATATGTTGCTTGCTCATGCTGAGCGAGTGAGGTCTCAAAATCCAAAACTCGTGATTTATAAACTTCCATCTGAGAAGCAGATGGGGATTTCTTAGTCCAAACGATCATATCAGTAATCGAGTTGATATCTAATGGGGCACGAATAAGTTTCGGGTTTTCAAGATCGCGCAAAAATCTGCGCTTGAGATAAGTGATTTGGTAAATATTTTCAAAATTAAAATCAGTGTTTTCTCTTTTTTGTGAATCAGTGTAAGTTATACCAATATTGGCGAAATACGTTTCGAAGCTTTTAAAATTAATGAATTTTTGCAACACTCCAGATAAAGCTACGACATGATCATCGCCATAAAAGGCTGATTCAATATGATCAATTAAAAATTGTGGGGTGATAGTAGTGTTAGTTTTGGTTTCAAAATCTTGCTGTTCCAACATATCTACAACGGCAGCCAAGATATAAAACCAATTACAAAGTGAGTTAAGAGGAGCAGTCACAGGCACTCCAGAAGGCATACCACTTCGTTTGCGGACTAATGTATTTAAAACTAAAATATCAGTGTGAATGAAGGAGAGAGCCAGAGAGATACGTGCATTTTTATTTTCCTCTGAATCATCATACCAAAGGTTAATGGCTTCTACGCATTTAAGCAAAACGTCAGCCATGAGCTTTCCATCCCAATTGGAATAATCTCCTGCGATAAGTGAATCTTCTCCAAATTTGGTTAAACGGTTGAATAAGAGAGTCCAATCCAGTGATGTGGGATTAATTCCTACGCTAATGGGTTTTTCTACACAATTTTGTTGCATAGCACCCATAAACACACCAAAATAACGACGAGTGAGTAAAGATATTTCAAGGGGAAGACATTCAAAAGTTCTAACCTTAGCGTTCAAAATTTTCTTTCGACTCACCAATTCGTCCTTCATGTTCTCATAAGCGAAACAGGAAGGTACAATGCCAC